ATAACGAGCTTTGCGCTGGCGATATCCACGGGGTCAAGCCGCGCCCGGCGCTCAGTACCGACGTGTACGACCTCTACAAGGTCTGGTGCGCGCGTACTGGGCAGCGGCCTGGGCCCATGCCTCGACTAATCAATGCCCTGGAGCGCAAGCACAACGTGCGCGCCGGAAGAAAGCGATACACCGTCGCCGATGGTGCCAAGGGTCCGCATGGCGTGCTGTTGTTCCCCAGTGTCGAAATGCCGCCGGGTGAATCGGAGACCAACTGGCTCGGCGATCAGATCAGCGCCTTCAAGCGTTCGGTCAGCGTCTACAAGGGTGAGTCCTTTGACTGATCGTCGCGCCCCCCACGACTGCACGGTCGCCTTGACGATCAGGCATGAACTGCCTGCCTCTGTGCGGTATGTGCGCCATGGTGTGCGGCATCTCGTGCGGCATCTATCCCTTGTGGCACTAGGCTGTGCGGCATGTGCGGCATCCCCTCTACGTGCGGGCGTGCGCACATCTGCGCGCACACCCGCGCACCTGCGTGCGTGCGCTGTGTATCCGCACATGCCGCACATGCCGCACAGCCGCGCTGCTGCGCCATTTCATGCCGCACGACCTACCGCACCGCATACCGCACGCCCCTACGCGTGCGCTCGCGGTTTCTTTTTTTCGCTTGCCTTGAAAGGGGAAGTGGTAGTGGAGCGATCCCTTTGAACCTGCCCGAAACCGCCAGCTTCGCTGGCTTCGCCAACATCCTCGGCATTAAGCCCTCGGCGGTCACGGCGTTGCGCCACGCTGGTCGCCTGGTGCTCACTGACGACGGCAAGCGCGTGCAGGTTGCCGCTAGCCAGCAGCGCCTGCGCGATACGGCCGACCCGAGCAAGTCCGGTGTCGTCGCTCACCACGCCGCGGAGCGCGCGTCCAAGGGGGCGGGGCAGGGCAACGCCGCCGATGCACCCGCCGGCGGCCCGCACGAGGCGGCACGTCCGGTCGCTGAGCCTGCTCCTGCGCAGGATCGCGCTGGCAGCACCTACCAGGCATCCCGCGCGGTGCGCGAGCGCTACCTCGCGATGGAGGCCAAGCGCGCCTACGAGGTCGCCATCGGCAAGCTGATGGATGCCAACGAGGTTGCTGTGGCCGTGTCCCATGCAGCCACCACGCTGCGCACTCGCCTTGAAAGCCTGCCCGATGTGCTCGGCCCACAGCTGGCCGCCATCACCGACGAGACGCAAGCCCGCGCCACGCTGGCCGAGGCGATCGAACACGCGCTCGATGAAACCTCGCGCCAATTTGCCAACATCGCCAAACGGGAAACCGCATGACCACGTTGCACCTGCCTGACCGCATCGAACATCTGGCGCTCGATGCCCTGATGCCTTATGCCCGCAACAGCCGCACCCATTCTGAGCAACAGGTGGCGCAGGTTGCCGCCAGCATGCGCGAGTTCGGCTTCACCAACCCGGTGCTGATCGACGACGATGGCGGCATCATCGCCGGCCATGGTCGCGTCATGGCGGCGCGCTCGCTCGGCCTTAAGCAGGTGCCGTGCATCCGCTTGGGCCACCTGACCGAGGCGCAGCGTCGCGCCTACGTCATCGCCGACAACAAGCTCGCCGAAAACGCCGGCTGGGATAACGACATGCTCGCGCTCGAATTGCGCGAGCTGGGCGATATGGACTTCGACATGGAGCTGACCGGCTTCGGCAACGACGAGATTGCCCAGCTGCTCGCGGCAGCCACGGCGATGCCCACCGGCGGCACCGATCCCGATGCGGTACCGCCGGTACAGCCCAAGCCCGTCACGCGCGCCGGTGACGTGTGGCGCTTGGGCCGTCACCGCATTGTGTGCGGCGACTCCACGTTGCCGGACACCTACATGCGGCTGCTGGAGGGAGAGCTGGTCGACGCCGTGTGGACCGATCCGCCGTACAACGTCGCCTACGAAACCAAGGCCGGCAAGATCGCCAACGATAACCTCGGCGACAGTGCGTTTCGCGAGTTTCTGGTGGCCGCGTTCAAGGCCATCGCCGTCAGCATGAAGCCCGGCGCCGCGATCTACGTGGCGCATGCCGACACCGAGGGCACCAACTTCCGCTCGGCGTTCACTGCGGCCGGCCTGAAACTGTCCGGCGTGGTGATCTGGCGCAAGGATGCCCTGGTGCTGGGCCGCTCTGACTACCAGTGGATCCACGAGCCGATCCTGTACGGCTGGAAGCCCGGCGCTGCGCACAAGTGGTTCGGTGGTCGCGCGCAGACCACCGTCACCAACCTGGGGTCCAGTGAGTCACCGTTCGTGCGCCTGCCCGATGGTCGCTGGCAGATCACCCTCGGCGAGGAGGTGATGGTCGTCGACGGCAACGCCACGGTCGACTATGTCGAGCATTCCGTGATGCGCGAATTGCGGCCCAAGCGCAACGACGTGCATCCGACCATGAAGCCGGTGGCGCTGATCGCGCGCATGCTCAAGAACAACGCGAAGGCCGGCGCGATCGTGCTCGACGCGTTCGGTGGATCCGGCTCCACGCTGATGGCCGCGGAAACGCTCGGCATGGCCGCGCGCCTCGTGGAGCTGTCACCGGTGTACGCCGACGTCATCGTCCGCCGCTGGCAGGAATACACTGGCGGCGAGGGCGTGCTGGACGGTGATGACCGCACCTTCGCTGTGATCGCAGAAGAGCGGGCCTAAACCATGACCGCTGCTGCCGCCCCGCGCATTGCCGCGGCCATTGCCCGCTCGCTCGCCCCGCGCAAGCCGCTGACCGTTTCGCAGTGGGCAGACGCGGAGCGGTTCCTGTCCAGCAAGGGCAGCGCGGAGCCCGGCCGTTGGCGCACGCACCGCAACCCGCCGCTGCGCGAACCGATGGACTGCATGAGCGCGCGCAGCTCGGTGCAGGAGACGGTGCTCAAATTCCCGATTCAGGACGGCAAGACCGAGACGGCGATCAACGTCCTGGGCTACACGATGGACCACAACCCGGGTCCGATCATGGTCTGCCTGCCCGGCGAGGTGAGCATGAACAAGTGGGTGGCGCAGAAACTCAACCCGATGCTCGAGGAAACGCCGGCGGCGCAGCGCGCGCTCACCAGCGTGGCCAGTCGCGACAGCAGCAACACGCGAACCTTCAAAGACTTTGCTGGCGGCCAGCTCTACCTCGAGCACGCCGGCAGCCCGAGTCGTCTGAAGTCCACCAGCGTGCGCACCCTGATCGTCGACGAGTTCGACGACTTCGCGGCCAACCTCACCAGCGGCGACGATCCGGCGGCGATGCTCGACGGTCGAACCTCGGCGTTCCCTGCCACGTACAAGCGCCTCTACATCGGCACGCCCGGCATCAAGGGCATCAGTCGTATCGATGCGAAATGGGAAATCAGCGATCAGCGCTATTACCACGTGGCTTGTCCCGACTGCGAGCATGAGCAGCCGTTCGAGTGGAGCGGTCTGCATTGGGCGCCGGATGGCCGCCAGTGCTGGTACGTCTGCCGCGAGTGCGGCGTTTGCATCGACGAACACCACAAGACCGCCATGATCGCTGCCGGCCGCTGGGTAGCCACATACCCCGAGCGCAAGGTGCGTGGCTACACGCTGAATTGCCTCTACTACTCCATTGGTCTCGGCCCTCGGTGGCTGGATCTGGCCAACATGTGGCGCGATGCGCAGAGCGATCCGGCCAAGCTCAAGACTTTCGTTAACGACCGCCTGGCCGAAGCCTGGGAAGACCCGGCGATGCGTGCGGTCAAACACAACGTCATCGCTGATCGCGCGGAATCCTACCGCTTGCGTAGCGCGCAGCTCGGTGTGCTTGCCATCACCGCTGGCGTCGATACACAGGACAGCCGCCTTGCGGTTCATATCACCGGTTGGGGCAGGGGCTTGGCCAGCTGGACGCTCGACTACATCGAGCTGCCCGGCGATCCGGCCGAGGACAAGGTGTGGGACGACCTGACCGATCTGCTTAACCGTCCGATGGAGCACGCCGGCGGTAGCGTGCTGCGAGTGGAGGCCACTGCGATCGATGGCGGCGGCCACCGTACTGAGGCAGTGAAGCATTTCGTACGATCGCGCCGCATCCGCCGGCCGATGGTCATCTTTGGGGCCGTCAACAACAACGCGCCGGTACTCAGCAAAGGCAAGCTTCAGGACGTCAACTGGCGCGGCCAATACGACAAACGCGGCGTCACCATCTATCACGTCGGCACCGTAGCAGTGAAGCACTTGCTCTACAGCCGGCTAAGCACCGATGCGGAAAAGCCGGCCGATGCGCGCCTGGTACACCTGAGTGAGGATCTGCCGTCGGAATACTTCGCGGGCCTGGTATCAGAAACTTACAACCCAAGCAAAAACCGATTCGAGAAGCGCGGCGGCCCTCGCAACGAGCCGCTCGACACCTGGGTGTACGCGTATGCCGCCGCCCATCATCCTGAATTGCGCTTGCACCGTCTGACGAAGTTGGACTGGGATACGCGAGAGGCTCGTCTGGCTCAAAAAGAGGGGCCTGATAAGGGTCTGCAAATTTCAAAC